TTGTTTTTTTGGGGGGGGGGGTTTTGGTTTTTTTTTTATATAGATCGAGAAAGCCTTTCACAAAAAACAAAAACGGTTTTTTGAAATTAAAACACGACCGCATTGCGGGGCAGGGTTCGAAAATTGTTTCCAGGGGGCGCAAGTGGCTGACAAGAAAAAGAAAAGCAAAGGTCAGGAAGTAAACCGGGCTGATCTTGCCGATATCAACGGCGTGTCGCTACCGACGGTAGATGAATGGGTTCGGCGCGGCTGTCCCGTGGTGCAGCGCGGCGGGCGTGGCCGGGCTTGGAAATTCAACACCGCCGAGGTCCGAAGCTGGCGCGATGATGATATCCGGGCGCAGGCGATCCATCCCGAAATGGCGACCAAAGAGCAGCTTGTTCTGCGCAAGCTGGCAGCGGAAACCGAACAAGCCGAGCTGGATCTCGCAAAGGCCAGAGGACAAGTGGTGCCCGTTGATCAGTTTGAACGCGCCATGACGAAAGCGTTTGGCGAGGTCCGGGCAGGCTTGCGCAATGCGCTGCCGGGTCGCGTTGCGCGCCGCCTTCTCGGCGAGAGCGATGAGACCAAAATGAAAGAGGTCATGCTCGATGAAGTCGACCAGATCCTCCTAGTGCTGTCGGATTCTGATTTGATCCACGAAAGCGACCTTGAGATCGACGACGAGGAAGACGACGACGAGGGGGCGGACAGTGAGTGAACGCCCCGGCTAATTTCTCCAATGCGCGGGCGCTTGTCAGCTGTACGCGGCGCGCCCAGGCGTTTCTGCGCCCGCCGCCCGATCTGAAGCCGTCCGAATGGGCCGAACAGAATATCAAAATTCCTATCGGCAACGCGGTGCCGGGGCCGATGCGGTTCGACAACGCGCCATATCAGCGCGAAGTCATCGACATGACCGCCAATCCGCGTTGCAATCGCATCTCGCTTATGTGGGGCGCGCAGGTTGGTAAGACGCAGACCGCGCTTGCCGCTCAGGCGTTTCGTATCGGCTTTAATCCTGTCTCTCAAATGATGATGCAGCCAAGCCAGGGCGACCTGACAACCTGGCTTGAGACCAAATTTAATCCGCTTATCGAAGGCAATGAGGATCTTGCAGAGGTTATCGCGAAGCCGCGCGCGCGTCATGGCGTCAACAATCAGCGTATGAAGAGCTACCCGGGCGGGTTTCTCATGTTCAGTTGGTCGGGCTCGCCCAAGACCATGCGCGGGCGGTCGGCGCCCTTCATCATCTGTGACGAAACAGACGGCTATGACCGCACCAGTGAGGGCCACCCGGTCAGCTTGCTTTGGCAGCGGGCCGCGACCTTTGGCGACCAGCGCCTCTTGCTGGAAATCAGCACGCCGACGATCAAGGGCGGCAGTTGGATCGAAAAGGCCTTCGATCAGGGCGATCAGCGATATTTTTACGTGCTCTGCCCACACTGCGGCCACTTGCAAAAGCTGCAATGGTCGCAGGTGAAGTGGGACAAAGATGCCGAAGGCCAGCCCCTTCCGGAAACAGCGAACTACCACTGCGCCGGTGACGGGTGCGGGACGGTTTGGAATGATGGCGAGCGGGTCGCCGCGATCCGCAACGCGGAGCGCGAGGGCGGTGGCTGGATCGGGACAAAGACATTTCGTGGTCACGCGTCCTATCATCTGTCTGAGCTGTATTCCTGCTTTCGGCGGCTCGAGGATATCGTGCAATCCTTCCTGGACAAGAAGGCGGCGGGGGATCTGCAGACCTTTGTAAACGTCTCTCTGGCCGAGACCTGGGAAGAGGAAGGCGACAAGCTCGAGGCGTCGAAGCTGATGGAGCGGGCCACGAAGTTCGCGGCGCCGGTGCCAATGGGTGCCGGGGTGTTGACTGCCGGGATCGATATGCAGGGCGACCGGCTCGAGGTGGAAATCGTCGGCTGGGGGCTGGGCGAAGAATCTTGGTCTGTCGATTATCGGGTGTTTTGGGGCGATCCGTTACAGCAAGACGTTTGGGACGAATTGGATGCTCTGCTGGCTGACACATGGCAACATGAAAGCGGCGCCGAGTTGCGGATCTCTGCGGCCTGCCTTGATACCGGCGGCACGGTTGGCGGATACACACAAGCGGCATATGATTACGCGCGCAAGCGCTTGGGGCGCAAGGTCTGGGCGGCCAAGGGTGTCGGCGGCTGGGGCCGTCCGATTGTGACGCAACCATCTAAGATCAAACAGCGCGGGCTGCGCCCGGTCTATCTGCACTCTATCGGGGTCGATGAGGCGAAAGTCGTCGTCGCGCAGCGGGCGCGGATCGATGACGTCGGCCCTGGGTATTGCCATTTTCCGAAGGATCGCGATCCGGCATGGTTCGACATGTTCACTGCCGAGGCCCTGCGCACCCGCTATGTAAAGGGGTTTGCGGTGCGGGAATGGCACAATGTGCGCCCACGCAATGAGGCCTTTGACTGTCGGGTCTATGCCTATGCTGCGCTGCGGATCTTGCGCCCGAATATAAAGCGCTTGGTCGATGCGCTCGCGCCTGAGATTGAGGAAATCGAGGACAAAACCGCCGATCCGGTTGAGCCAGTTGCTCGAGGGGAAAGCCCAGCTGGCGGAAATCCGCCAGAGGAACCGGAGCCGGAAACCCGGCAGCCTGCAAAAAAGCGCGGCTGGGCAGCAAAGAAGCGCCGCCGCAGGCACTAAGCGGGGCGAAGCGTGGGCGACATTCCAAACGAAATCGGGGCCGGGCTGACATTCCGGGCCGTCATCGAACAGCCGCAGTTTCCGGCACCGGAATGGGGCTTGTCCCTGTTCCTGCGCGGGCCGGGCGCAATTGACCTGGTTAGCACCGCGAGTGGGTCGGATCATGTGTTCGAGGCAGCGGCAACGGTGACAAAGGATTGGGCGCCGGGGCGCTATGCTTATGTGATCCGCGCGACCGACGGCAGCGATGTGCAGCAGGTCGCGCAGGGCGAGGTTCTGATCGGTCAAGATATCGCCGCGCAGGCGCAGGGTTTCGACGGACGCGACCATGTGCGCAAAGTGCTGGATGCTATCGAGGCGGTGATCGAAAACCGTGCGACCATCGACCAGCAGAGCTACACCATCAACAACCGATCCCTGCAGCGCACGCCGTTGTCGGAGCTGATGAAACTGCGCCACCAGTATCGCGCCGAGCTGGCGGCCAAGAAAGCGCGGCGACGTGGCGGTTTCGGACGCACGATCAAGGTGCGTTTGACATGATCTGGCGGCTGTTCAGACGCGAAGATCCTGTTGCGCCGGAACCGGATCGCAAACCACCTCCGATGCTGACGGTGCCGCGGCGACGTGGCCAGCGCATGTTTGCCGCCGCTGAGACCGACCGCATGACAAGCGGTTGGACCAATGCACCGATGCCGGCGGATCAGATTATTCGCCGCAACTGGCGCGTGCTGGTGGCGAGGTCGCGCGAGCAATCGGCGAACAACGATTATGCAAAGGCGTTCAAGGCCAGCGCCCGGCGCAATCTGATCGGGCAAAAGGGGCTTGTACTACAAGCGCAGGCCTCGGATCTGGGCGGTGCTCTGGATGCCGGGGCAAACAAGGCAATCGAAACCGCCTGGCGCACCTGGTGCCAAGCCATGAACTGCGATGTAAAGGGGCGACGCACGTTCCGCCAGATCCAGAAAACAATCGTCAACGGGCTTTGCACCGACGGCGAGTTCATGGTGCGCATGGTCTACGGGCCCGATGCGGGGCCGTGGGGCTTTGCGCTGCAGGTCCTCGACCCGGTTATGTGTCCGGTGGATTTCGACGAGGACCGGCGCCCGGGGGGCGGCTTCATTCGGGCAGGGATCGAATATACGAAGATGGGCCGACCCGTGGCCTATTATTTCACAACCCTCGATCAATCGCAGGCCGATTATCACTATTCCGGGCGGGCGTTCATCCGGGTTCCGGCGGATGAAATTATCCACTGGTTTGAAGAGGATTTTGTCGGGCAGAAGCGCGGGCTGCCGTGGATGGCGACCGCGCTCTTGCGTATGCGTCAGCTTGGCGAGTTCGAGAAAAGCGCACTGAACAACGCTCGCGAAGGCGCAAATAAGGTCGGCGTTATCGAGTGGGACGAAGGCATGGGCCCTGCCTACGATGACGACGACGATTTGGAAGATATCGAGCTGCAAAGCGAAAGCGGTGTCTATCACCAGTTGCCATCGGGTGCGCGTCTGAAACGGGTGGAAACCGGCTATCCAAACGGCGAAATGCAAGTGTTTTCAAAGCACATGCTGCGCGGCGTCGCGACCGGTTTGGGTGTTGCCTACAACGATCTTGCCAATGACCTCGAGGGGGTGAACCTGTCGAGCATCCGCCATGGCGTTC